GCAGGTGCGGGAGGTGGTCATGGCAGAAGCCTGCGGAGCTGCCGGATCTTGACGGGCACCAGGTGCCAGCTGCTGGCCGTGCCGCACACCCGCCCCAGCTGGATGCGGATCTCGCCGGCGGGCGTGGGGTGGAAGGTGGGCAACAGCTGGCCCTGCTCGCTGGTTGCGGGGGCAGTGGCCACCCGGGCCATGGCGGCCTGGGTGGTGTCGGTGAGTTGGATCATCGCTTGGTTGCGCGAGTGGACTTGCGCCGGAGCTTCTCCGGCAGCACGAGGCCCTTGATGCGGGCCACCCTGGCATTAAGGGCGGCCCAGTCCTCCAAGTCCTTGAGCCTGAAGTGGCCCGTGCCCTTCTTGAACACCTTGAACTCGAAGAAGCCCCAGTCGTGCCACACACCGGGCTCCACCCGGTCGTAGCCACAGACTGGATGCTCCACCTCGGCATAAAGCCGGCCGGTGATGTAACAGAGCGCCTTGATCAGATCCCGCACGCGCGGGAAGTTGCCGGACCACTGCTTCAGGCTGACTGTGCCGCCGCTCCAGTCCTTCTCCGCCAGGTAAGGCACGATGAACTTCTGGTTGAACAGGTAGGCGTCGTTCGTCTTCCACCCCTCCACGTTCCACCGGTTCTCAGCCGTGTGGCGGGTGAGCTCATCGAATGCGGCCTCGACCGCCCGGTCGATCCGCTGGTCGGTGGTGCCGGCGATCACCTGCAGCATCCGAAACAGGTTCCGCTCGGTGAATGGCACCTTCGTCTGCTGCTCCACGAACTTGTTGATGTCCCCCGCCAGCTGGCTGGTGGCCATCTCGCGCGGCAACATCTCGGCGATCACCGACTCCCAGAACGACTTCTGCAGCTCCTTGCGGAACCGGTTGCGGCTGGCGGCGCAGCCCTCCATCGTGATCTGGATGCCCAGCTCGCCCTTGTAGATGCCCCCCACCTGGGCCTGCAGCCGCACGCCGGCCTCCAGCTGCTGGTCATAGATTTTGCAGGCCTCCACGTACCGGTTCACCAAGTCGCGGCTGCGGCGGTACTTGATCAGGCCCTGGCCCTCGGCCTCGATGTCATCGGGCCCCAGGAAGAAACCGTCGAACTCATCAGCGCCGCTTACACGTTGGCCGGGCTTGGTCAGTCGCACCAGGCCGATCTCGCAGCGCGTGGTGCGCTCAGCGTCCTCGAACACCGGGCCCAGGTTGTGGCTGCTGCCGTACTGCTCGATCAGGGTGCGCAGCTGCTGGCTGGCCCTGCTGCCCCATCGGCCGGTTTCGATGGTGTTGGCGTTGCAGAGCGCCACGATCTCGCAGCCGGTCGGGGCGATGGCCCAGGCGTGCAGGATGTGGTGCTCATCGGCTGAGAAGGGCGGATTCATCACCACCAGGTCGGCATGGCTGATCTGGTCGGCGGTGACCTTGAGCCAGTCGCTGCCGATCAGGCGGCTGTCGGGGATGGCCGCGAGGATCGCCCGGAGCTTCGGCTCGGGCTCCACGGTGAGCACCTCTCCAGCGCCGCGGGTCAGGCACTCGCTCACCAGGTTGCCTGAGCCGGCGGAGGGCTCCACCACCACCCGGCCGCGCAGGTCGAGTGGGTCGAGCATGGTGGCCGCCACCTCGGGCGGCGTGGGGTAAAAGTCGGGGTTGAACATCAGCGGGCCCTCCTGCCGTCACGTCGTGGCCGGCGATGAAGCCGAATCCCGAATCGCATGCTGGCCAGTTCGGACAGCATCAGGCAGTAACCAGTGAGCACTATGGCCACGGGCAGCAACCAGATGGTGATGATCGCCGCGTCGATTGCAAAAATGCTGGTCATGCCGCCCCCGTCTGGGGCTTGCCCAGGAGCTCCAGGCGGTCGAGCCGCACGATGGTGTGCGCGTGCTGCTCCTGGATCGGCCGCAAGGTGCCGATCACGCCAACAAGGCTGCCCTCGTCCATCGACTCAAAACCCTCGATGTCGGCTTGCCGGTGCGCGTGGCACTCGACAACAAGCTCAGGCCGCTGGCCTTTGCCCTTGACGGTCAGCAGGAAGGAAACGTGGTCGGGGTGGCACTGCAGCCGCGATGCGCGGCCGACGAGGGTGATAGAGGGGCGGTGGGGCATGGAACGGATGGCGATGGTGTGAATGCTGGATGGGCTTCGGCGGGCCTGTCGCTCAGGGCATCACCGCGACGGTGCGAGTGCCGGCCAGCGGCGAGCCGGGGTCGCTGGCGTGCCGGCGTGCCCAGCGCTTTGCCTCGGTGAACGTCATGCCGCCGGGGCTGAACACCGTGTGGTCCAGGTAGTCGGATGCGTTCTGCTTGCTCCAGGGGCAGAAGGCCCATGAGCCGCGGCCGCGGGGCTTGCGGCCGTGCTCGCGGTAGTAGGTGGAGTCGAGGATGTCCATGGCCTGAGGTGATGCGCCCTCTCGGGCTGTGGGCACAACCTAAGGCGCATTGCCGGTCGATTCCGGGGGCGCGTAATAATCTGTTACATCCCATGGCGACGACACGATCCGCCACCGACCGTGCAGCATCCGCGCCAGGAACTCCGCCTCGATCACGGCTCAGAACGGCGGGTCTTCATGCCCACCGGCCGGCGGCTGGCTGTTCCACACCGGGGGCGGGACGAGCGCTTGCTGGCCCTGGGGGGCTGATGCCGTAGCAGGTGCTGCCGTCCGACGAACAGGAGGCGCTGCAGCACCTGTGGCACCGGCCGGTGCTGCAGCTGCTGGTGCTGGCGCGACAACAGGAGCCGGGGCCGCCTGCTCCTGCTGCTGCTCCTGCGCTTTGCTCAGCTTTTCAAACGCCTCCACAGTGAACTTCTCCGCCAGGCCCTGCTGGCCATCACGCCGCGTGAACAGCTCCGGGGCCTCCACACGGCCCACAAGGAATACCTTGTCACCCTTCTGCAGGATGTCCGTGATGATCTGGGCCGTCTTGCCCCAGGCGGTGCACTTCACCCAACGAGCCGGCGGGTCCTGCCCACCTCGCGGGGCTTGACGCACAGCCAACGAGAAGTCAGCGACGGCCGTGCCAGTGTCCAAAAACCTCAGCTCGGGGTCTCGGCCGAGGTTGCCTGTGAGTTGTCCGATGAAAGCCATGATGACGATAGTCTCTCGAATGAATGAATCCCCTCGATGGGGTATAGAACCCGGCTGCCAACCCGGATGAATGGCGGGCCCTTGCCCGCGTAGCGCCAGTTGGCCAACATCTGGTCACTGAGCCGCCAACGATCGGCGACTTCCTTGCTCGTCAAATACGCACGCTCACCCATAGGCCGCACTCCTTAGAAGGGGTCATCAGCAACCACTTCTGGCTGCAATACTTTCTGCTCTGCATCATCCTCGACAGGCGAGGTTTCGTCAGAATCCGTCGGCGACACTGCAGCGGTTTCGCTTGCCGCTGCGATCTGCCGGTTGAGCGCCGCCACCGTCACTTGCTCAGCCTCGATGGCCGCCGGCGGGGCCTTCTGCTCATCGATCACCGCCACATGCGTCACACCATGGCTCAGCGCGTTGTCGCTCTGCAGCACCTGGTCGAGGTCGTTGCTGCTCGGCAGCCGCTTCGCCAGACGGCGGATCACGGTCTTCTTCGCCATCTCGCCCCATTCGCTCGCCCAGCATGCTTTGCCGATGCCTGTCGCCTTCGCCCGGATCTTCTCCACCTGAGCGAAGCTCATCACCTCGCGCTGAATGTCGCCGTCCTTGAACCGCGCGATCGCGTAGACCGCCAGGGCCTTGCCGCCCTGCTGCGACAGGCTGGGCTTGTGGATGATGCGCTCCTCGTCGCCCAGCTCGTACTCGAACTGGTCGCCTTCGTAGACCACGTGGGCCCTGATGCTGCTGATCTCGCCCGACTGGCGCACCTTCTTCATGATGCCGCCCACCATCGGCAAGTAGGCCACCGTCTTCCCGCCGTTCTGGCGGTCGTTGTAGACGCTCAGGCCGGCCTCTCGGCCATCGAGCAGCAGGCCATCCTGCGCCGCCTTCATGCAGGCGCTCATCAGCGTCCGCCGGTCGGCCCCCAGCAGGTCCGGCTGCATCTGAACCGCCGTGACGACGGTGCGGATGAAGCGGTCGGCAGGGATCGCAGTCGGCAGCGCCGTCTCGAACTCCTTGGTCATGCGGCTCAGATCAGCTCGAAGCTGGCTCACCTGGGCTGGTAGTTGAAGCTGGCTCATTGCAAATGGTTCTCAGGAACGAATGGTGTGATGGGGCTCAGTCCCGGTTCCACCCGGGCAGGTCGATCGGCTCCTGGATCTGGTCGCCGTAGCCCGGCCAGGAGTCGTTCTTCCAGCAGTCGGCCAGCAGCGTCATCCCGGCCTCGATCCGCCGGCGGCCGGCAGCCAGCAGCGCCTCAGATGCGGGATAGACCGCGACCCCGTAGGGCCGGCTGTTCTCCACCACCAGGCTGAGGAACAGCTCCCCGCCCTGGGCGTCCAGATTCCACGCCGCCTGCACGTGGTAGTCGTAGTTGCTGATCGATCGGCAGAACTCCGCCCGGCTGGCGTCGGCCGCCGTCTTCACGTCGACCACGATCCGCCGATCCTCGCTGTGCCAGTCCGGTCGGGTCTTGCACTCCAGGCCCGTGGCCTCATCGGTCCACGTGTAGGAGGCCTCACGGCGGCCGGGCAGCTCCAGCAGGAACGCCGCGGCCGGGTGCTTACGCACAGCATCAGCCATGCGGCGCACCTCATCGGCATCTTCGGGCGTCAGCACGATCTTGCCGGCGCTCTCGGCCGCAAACTCGGCCGCCAGCTCTTTGCCCGCCTTGGTGCGGCGGTCGAAGGTCTGCTTCGGCACAGCAATGGTGCTGTCCCAGAGATCCGGCTCCAGGATTGCGGTGTGCAGAGCCGTGCCCTTGAGCATCGCGTCCGTCGGCGGCTTCTTCACACGGTCCTCGGCCAGGAACTGATCGAAGTAGTGCAGCGGAGACCGCTTCAGGATCTTGATCTGTGACGGGCTGACCGCCTTGAGGTGGTGATAGTCCTCGTTGCTGAGGTCTGGGTGGTAAATGAGCTTCGGGGGCATCAGCGGGCCTGTGAATAGTGGGGGTCGAGACCGACCATAAGGGCTTCCCTCGCCATACTTCCGTCTCCCGCTAAATCCCGTTACATACTGTCACAAAGCATTGATTTCGGCCGATAATCTGCCATCCTTGCCCCTACGTCAACCGCCAACCTCTCGCCTCAAGCATGCTCGCGCTCAGGCCATTCCAGGTCACCGCAACAGAGGAGATCCGCCATGCCTACAGGCTTTGCCATCGCACCGTCCTGTTCGTCCTGCCCACCGGCGGCGGCAAGACCTTCACCTTCGTCCATGTCGCTGAACGGGCCGCCGCGCGTAACAACCGCACCCTCATCCTTGTCCACCGCCAGGAGCTGGTCGATCAGGCATCACGCGCCATCGATGCCGTCGGCTGCCCCCATGGCGTCATCGCCTCCGGCTACCGCATGGACCTGCGCTACCCCGTCCAGGTTGCATCCGTGCAGACCCTCGTGAAGCGGCTCCATCTCATCCCGCCCGACTGGTTCCAGCTGGTGGTCGTCGACGAGGCCCATCACGCCGTCGCCGGCACCTGGGCCACCATCCTCGCCGCCATGCCAACCGCCCGGGTGCTCGGCGTCACCGCCACACCAGAGCGGCTCGACGGCAAGGGCCTCGGCGGCATGTTCCAGGTGATGATCCTCGGCCCCGATGCCGCCTGGCTCACAGACGAAGGCTTCCTCACCCGCGCGAAGATCTATCACCCCAAGGGCCTCGACCTCTCGATGGTCAAGCGGGTCGACAGCCGTAAGGGCAAGCAGGAGGCCGGCGAGATCCTTCGCCGCAGGCAGTTCATGGGCGATGCCGTCACCCACTACCGCCGCACCATCGCCCCACTCCACAACGGCACCGCCATCGCCTTCACCCCCAACCTGGAGGTGGCCACCACTCTCTCCGATGCCTTCCGCGAGGGTGGGATCTCCTCAGCTGTGATCGACGGGAAGCTCGATCGTGGGCAGCGCCGGCGCATGATCCGCGACCTCGGGGATGCCTCACTGAAGGTGCTCGTCAGCGTCGACGTGATCTCAGAGGGAACCGACATCCCCTCCGTCGCTGGCGCCATCCTCTACAGGCCCACCGACTCGCTCACGCTCTTCCTGCAGCAGGTCGGCCGCGTGCTCAGGCCCATCTACGCACCCGGCTTCGATCTCGACACCACCTCCGGCCGCCTGGCCGCCATCGCCGCCGGCGGCAAGCCCTTCGCCGTCATCAACGACCACGTCGGCAACAGCTACATCGGCGACGTCCTCAAGCACGGCACACCCACCGACTACCGCCCCTGGTCCCTCGAAGGGAAGGTGGCCCGCCAAAAGGCTGAATCCAGCGGCCCGCCGATCAAGATCTGCCCGTCGTGCCTCTGCCAGATCCCATCGGTCTGCAACCCGTGCCCTGAGTGCGGCCACCAGTTCGAGGTGATCGTGCGAGAGATGCAGGTCGTCGAAGGTGACCTCGAGGAGCTCGACCCAGAGCTGGCCCGACGGCAATCCCGCCGCGAGGTCGCCAAGGCCCGCACCAAGGAGGAGCTCGAAGCGATCGCCCGCGAGCGCGGCTACAAGCCAGGATGGGTCACCCACATGCTCAACGCCCGAGGGGGCCGTAATCGCTATGCCCAGGCGCAGTTCCGATGAGGCCGCCGTCTCCGCAGCCATCGCACTGGAGTTCGGCCGCGGCCTCTGCAGGCTGCTGCGGAACAACGTCGGCTCGCTCTTCGATCGCACAGGTCGGCCCGTGGCCTATGGCCTTGGCTCCCAGGGGGGTAAGCCATTCCGCGGGACATCCGATTGGATCGGCTGGCGCAGCCTCGTCATCACGCCTGAGATGGTCGGCCAGCGCATCGCTGTCTTTGCAGCCGTCGAAACCAAACACCTTGCCAAGGCCACCGCTGACCAGGAGCGCTTCATCGCCAACGTCCAGGCCGCCGGTGGCATTGCTGGCGTTGCTCACAACGTCGACGAAGCCCGGGCCATCCTCTACCCACCACACCTCCCGCCTGTGTGACGCACTGTTACGGCGGCATCCCGCCGGGAACCCAGCGCTCGTAGGTTGCGAGGGCCCCATGGCTCCATCCATGACCCTCTCCCTCGAAACAGCACTCCACCGCCTTCGCAAGCTCTACCGCGACGCTCACCACTGCGAGCCCCCCTCCGATCAGCACGCCATCGACTGGGCCGCCGAACCCGAGCTTTGGGCTGAGCACCAGATCCGCTTCCGTGGCTGGGGCTGGATCGTCACCGAATCAACCGTCCGCGAAGCACGACGCCTCCACAACCGCATCACTGCCGCCAACCTGCCGGTCCAACAGCAGGATGCCCCATGACTGACCCCGTCCCCCTTCGCTACATCGTCACGGCCCGGCGACGCGGTGAACAACCCATCCGCTTCCCCCTCATGGCCATCTCACCATCACACGCCATCACCACCGCCCAGGAGCTCCTGCCGGGCCACCTCCTCTCCACAGCAGTCCTCGACCCTGAATGGGACGACGAACCCGCATGAGCGCCACACTGCTTCAGCAGACCCCGGGCCCCACATCACGCTCCGTTCAGGCTGAGCTCCGCCGCCTGGCTGATCTCATCGAGACGGCAGGCTGACCCATGGCCGACCTGCTCCAGGAACTCGACCGCCTCCCAGATCACTGGGCGTTCGTCGCCATCGGCCCCAACAAGCGCCCCTACATCAAGGATTGGGACTGGGCAGAGCAGCCCATGACCAAGGCCGCCATGGCCGCCGAGATCACCGCCGGCCGCGCACAGGCCATCGGCGTGGTAGCGGGCCCCGCATCAGGCGTCCTCTTCGTCGATCACGACGGGATCTCCGCCACCGCCCAGCTGGAGCGCCTCGGCATCCCCCTGCGGTCCCTACCCAAGTCCTGGGCGATGACCTCAGGCCGCGACGGCCGCTTCCAGATCATCTACTCCGTCCCTGAGCAGTTCTGGCCCGCGCTTCGCAACCGTCGCTACTGGCACACAGGCGACCCTGACCCCGCCACCGGCAAGCCCACCAAGGTGCTCGGCCCGGATGGCAAGGCCGAGCAGATCGACCTCCGCTGGGCGCGTCACTATTCCGTCGTCGCCGGCCGCCACCCCGAAACCTCCGGCTACCGCTGGCTCAAGGACCGCGGCCCCGGTGAGCAAGACCTGGCCACCGCACCCATCGAGCTGATCGAGCTGCTCCTTAACGAGCCCGAGCCCGATCCAACTCCTCTGCTTAAACCCGCGCCATTGGTCGCCACACCAATGCCACCACCACCTGGCCCCGGGAAGCTCCCCTTGCTCGACTTCGTCTGCAAGGCCTCCCGTGAGCTGATCGATTCCGGTGGCACCCCCGGCTCATGGAACGACGATCAGCTCAAGCTCGCACTCGACCTCCGCGGCACCGAGGAATGGATCCGCTCACAGGGCCACCAGTCCGACATCACCGCATCGCAGGCCTTCGCTCTCCACATCCAGGCCGCAGCGGCCAAAGCCAAAGACTTCGATGAGCGCAAAGCCTGGCGGCGCTTTGATGGCGCTGATGACCGCACACCCAGGCCATCGACACCTGTCGAAAAGCTCGAAGAGCGACTGCGCTACCACAACCGCCACTCGCTCCCGATCCTTCCACCGCCGCCGCGCGAGCGCTCAGCCAACCATCCGGAATCGCCGGAAAGTTCCCGCACCACAGCAGCATCACCACAGCAGCTGGACAACCAGCAGCACCAGCAGCCCTACGCACCAACCCTCGGCAAGCCCATCAAGCTCGAGTCTGCTGAGGTGCTCGCCATGCTCCGCGCACAGGCCGCTGGCGGACGCCTCCGTTACAACACCTTCTCCCAGCTCATTGAGCTTGATGGATCAGTGCTAGACGGCGTTGAGCGCTTCTACCTCACCCTCGCTGATCAGGGCTTCAAGGTCGGTAAGGAGAACGCACTCGACTGCCTCGTGCACGTCGCCAACGAAAATCCCTACGACCCCGTGCGCCTTTACCTCGAACACGTCGAGGCCACCGTTCAGCCCGCCTACATCGGCGGCCTTGCATCTGCCTATCTCCGGCCCGAAGACACCGCCCTGGGCCAACCCACCCTCTACGACCACATGCTTCGCTGCACGCTCATCGCAGCCGTTCGCCGCGCCTTCATGCCCGGCTGCAAGCACGATGAAGCCTGCGTCCTCACCGGCGGCCAGGGCCTTCGCAAGTCATCCTTCTGGAAAGCCCTCGGCGGGCCTTTCTTCTCCGATTCCCTCGGCGACCTCTCATCGAAGGACGACCTGATGGTGCTCCACCGCTCCTGGGTTATGGAGTGGGCCGAGCTCGATCAGGTCACATCAAAGAAGCACGCCGGCCACATCAAGGCCTTCCTCAGCCGCTCCACCGACACCTTCCGCGTGCCCTACGGCAAAGCTACCGAAGAGCACCCACGCCGCGGCATCATCGTCGGCTCCGCAAACCGCCAGCACGGCCTACTCGTCGACGACGAAAACCGCCGCTTCTGGATCATCCCCGTCACCAAGACCAAAGCAGACCCGATCGACACCGGCGCACTCATGCACGAACGTGACGCGATCTGGGCCGGAGCAATGGCCGCCTTCCGCGCCAATGAGCCCGATCACCTCCCCAGCGATCTTCTCGACCTGGTGGACCAGGAGAACGAGGCCTACGTGATCACCAACCCCTGGGAGCCCGCCATCACACAGTGGCTCAACCAGCGCATTCCGGGCGAGCAGATCACCACCGAGCGCATTCTCGTCGATGCCGTGGAGAAGCCCGTCGAACGCCAGACGCGCATTGACCAGATGGCCGTCGCCGACATCCTCCGCTCCTTGGGCTACGAGCGCCGCCGGGTCATGAGCAACGGGCAACGCACCTGGCGGTGGTTCCACACCGGCTGATTGCCTCACCCCCCTACTTGATGCCCCCATCTTCTGGAGAGGTGAGGCACCCCGAAACCCCAGGCCACACCTGGGGTTTTCTACTTGCTGCCACCTTTGCCAGGTGTCCTACCTATGTCGCAAAACTCTCTCGCGCCCTTACCCGCACCCCCTCCTATGGCCTCTCCTCCCCTTCTCTTTCTTTATTACTTCTTTAGAGGGTAGGTAGGGTAATAGATAGAAAGGCCAGTCGTGGGCAGGGTTTTCAGCCTGCCTCACCCCCTCAGACGTGGGGCAATACTTGGGGGCAGGAGGGGCAATTCATCAGGCATCCTCGAATTGACCTAAGCTCTCTAAAGCTCGTTAATGCTCTATATGGATTTACCGCCCGGCCGCCGCCAGGAGCTGCTGACCCCATTCGACCCGCGCCAATCCCCAGGCAGGCCACCAGCCCTCTACCCCTGGCTCCTCATGGAAGTTGGCGACTGGTTCGTGGTTGACCACTGCGACACTCGCCGCATCAGATCAATTCGCTCTTCTGCAATCTCTCACTGCGGCTATGGTCCTGGTCAGCGAAAGCGTTTCTCAGTTCGCCGCGCCTCAGAGCTCGGAACTCAGTCCGTGATCTGTGTCCGCACTCGCTAGGAGGATCACCCCATGGCCGCCATAGACATCAACGCCAAGATCATTGGGGACAAGGAGCTCTCTGCTGCCCTCGCCCGCCTCTCCAGCCACGACATCCCCAAGGCCATCACTGCCGGTGTGCGCCTTGCTTCCCGCGGCGCCAAGACCGCCCTGGGCAAGAACATCAGCGCCATCACCCCGATCCCTTCCGCCCGCATCAAGCAAGACGTCTTCGTCTCCATCGCTGGCGATGGGCAAAGCGCCAAGGTCTACACCGCAAGCGATCCCATCTCGGCCCTGCGTTTCAAGCCCAAGCAGACACGCACAGGCCTTCAGCTCACCCTCTACAAGGGCGAGCGCACCGTCATCCGCTCAGGGTTCATGCAGACCAACCGTGCTCAGGCCGGTCGCGGCAAGCTGCCCTTCAAGCCCACATCTGAGCGCCCTTACTCCTACGACGGCCGACGCAAGAACAAGCGCAAAGGCATGCAGTTCGTCTTCGGTCTCTCCATCGCATCCATCTACCTCGGTGGACGTCACAGCTCACGCCTGCAGAAGCTCACCGAAGCACGCGTCGAAGAGCAGCTCGTCAAGGGCATTCTCCAGCGCCTGGGGGCCATGGGGAGGGGCTTTGGCAACGCCTGACCGGCACTGCACCGGGGCCCACCCCCCCCACAGCTTTGGGTCCTCCTGGCGCTACCTACCTGCGCGCCACCGCGCCCCGAAATTTCGCTAGAGCCAGCCTAAAAAGCGGGTTCCCAAAGCCTTACGGGGACAGGGTTTCTCAATAGCCCGGCGTTATTGCGACAAAGCAATAGGTGTGCAGCGAGTCTCACGAAACGTTTTTGATCGCAAAGGAGCCGCCGGTAGTTGCGCAACCGGTTGCGCACCCAGCGCTACCGTGGCCCAATCAGGGCCTGTCCCTCGTGAGACTGCAGACGCCGCATGACTTCTCTGACAATCCCGGCGATGGCCAAGCGCATCGAGCTCTGGCCCGTCGAGAAGCTGGTGCCGTACGAGCGCAACGCACGCACGCACTCTGAAGCGCAAATTGCGCAGCTGGCAGCGAGCATCGTCGAGTTCGGCTTCCTGAATCCGATCCTGGTGGACACCTCGGCCGGGATCTTGGCGGGCCATGGCCGGCTGGCCGCAGCGCAGCAGCTTGGCCTGGCGAAGGTGCCGGTGGTGGTGCTCGACCACCTGGATGAGCGGCAGCGCCGCGCCTACGTGCTGGCGGACAACAAGCTGGCGGAGAACGCGGGGTGGGACCTGGAGCTGCTGCGCCAGGAGATCAACGCGATGGAGATCGACCCGGCGGTGCTGGGCTTCGGGGAGGACGACCTGAAGCGACTGCATGACGGGCTGGAGCTCGAGGAGTTCGAGGGCATGGCGGAGGCCGGCACGGAGCGGGCGGAGCCTGAACACCAGCAGGGCCTGGGGCTGCCGGATGGCGACGACGAGGATGAGGCTGCAGACGCGACAGCGGAGAGCGGCGAAGTGGAAGAGCGGCACATCTTCAGCGTGAACCTGCTGTGGGATCACCGCGAGGTGGTGCTGGCTGCGGTGCGCGCGGCGAAGGATCGTCATGGGCTGGAAGGAACGCCCGAGGCGCTGGTGCAGATCTGCAGGGAGTGGCTGGATGAGCAAGACGCTGGAACTGATTGAGCTGGCCCATGGGTTGCTGCGCGACCTGCCGGATTGCCGGTTGTGGGGCGTGGACGACGGGGCCCTGGTGCTGGGTGAGGACGCGACGCATTTTGTGTTCTGCTGGCACGGTGCGCTGACGATTCGTCAGCAGGGGTGCTGGCCGCATGTGCTGACAGCGGGGATGTATGCGGCGGCCCCGGGCCGGGATGCTGCAGCTGCATGGCGTGATGGTGTCGCAGCCGCGGTTGCTGTGGGGCGATGCGCTGGTGCTGGCATGGATCGATGCGACGCCCGGGCAGAACCTGATGGCGGTGTGCAAGGCGACGCCGGGCACCACGGTGCTGATGCCCTGGCAGGATGCGAGAGGGTGCCGCCCACGTCCGTTTGTCCCCGGGTTCGATGATTGAGGTCGCCAGCATCCGATATGGCTGTGAGTGGGACGAGCGGGGGCACGTAAGAGCGTGGCCGATGCGAATCGAGTTCGGGCCCACGGGCGCTGAGGTAACGGTTGATCAGATGCTGGAGGGCCGCGGCCACACGGTGATGCTGACCGACCAGTTGGTTGAGCTGGTGAACGGGATGACGCCGCAGGAGACGCCGATTCAACTGGTGAGCCCGTCGCCGCCAGGTCTGGCGCGCAAGCTGATTGAGCGCGGTTTCTACGTCGAGTTGCTCCATCACTGATGCTGATCAAGCTGGCCGAGTATGCCGATCGCCATGGGGTGAGTCCTCAGGCAGTGCGAAAAGCGATCAACACGGGCCGTCTGCAGCGGAGTGTGCAACGCGAGGGGAAGCTCTACTGGATCGACCCGGAGGTGGCGGACATCGAGTGGGGGCGCAACACAGCGCCGGAGCAGCAGCGCAGCAAGGATGCGATCAAAGCGGGGAAGAGAGCAGCGCGCGGCGAGGGTGAGCCGCTGCCGCCGGTGGGCCCGCCGGTTGGAAAGGGCGGCGCCACCTATGCGAGCGCGAAGGCAGCGGCCGAAGGCTACAAGGCGATGCTGCTCAAGCTCGATTACGAGGAGCGGGCTGGGAAGCTGGTCGACAAGTCAACGGCTGAGCGTGGGTTCGCTGCTGCTGGGATGCAGGTGCGTGATGCGGTGATGCGGACGAGCCAGCAGATGGTGGGTGATATTGCATCAGCGGTGGGCGGGCTGAGCCAAGAGCAGCGCGCAGCGGTGATGCAGGTGATCGACCGCCATCATGTAAGGGCCCTCGAGGAGTTGGTGCGTGCAGCTGGCGTCAGCTGAAGAAACGCTGAAGGCGTTCTGGCGGACGCTGCGGCCCGACCCGCTGTTGACGGTGAGCGAGTGGGCGGATGCGCGGCGGATGTTGAGCAGCAAGGCGAGCAGCGAACACGGGCCCTGGCGGACGAGCCGCACGCCGTACCTGCGCAAGCCGATGAATGACCTGAGCGCGACGAGCACGGTGCAGGAGGTGGTGCTGGTGTTCGGGGCGCAGATGGGAAAGAGCGAGATGCTGAACAACTGGATGGGCTACGTGATGGACATCCAGCCCGGGCCAGCGCTGTTCGTGCAGCCGACGATCGACATGGCGAAGCGGTACTCGAAGATGAGGATCGCGCCGATGATCGAGGCGACGCCGAGCCTGCAGGAAAAGGTGAAGGCGCCGCGCGAGCGCGACTCGGGCAACACGCAGCTGATGAAGGAGTTCACCGGCGGCTTCCTGATCCTGGGCGGCGCCAATGCAGCGAGCGGGCTGGCGTCGATGCCGATCCGATTCCTGGGCGGCGACGAGATTGACCGCTGGCCTGCGGACGTTGATGAGGAAGGCAGCCCGCTGGCGATTGTGAGCGCGCGGACGCGGACGTTCGGCGTGCGGAAGAAGCAGGCGTGGACGTCGACGCCGACGTTGGCGGGGCGGAGTGCGGTCTGGGGGAAGTGGGAGCAGAGCAACCAGCAGCGGCTGCTGGTGCCCTGTCCGCACTGCGGGCACCGGCAGATGATCGAGTGGGATCGGATCCGGTACGACCCGAAGGACCCGGGCCTGCCGAACACGCTGCGGCAGCCGCCGGTGCTGATCTGCGAGGAGTGCGGCGAGGGGATCAGCGAGGACGCGAAGGCCTGGTGGTACGACCCGGATGTGTTCGACGACGAGTGGTGGGAGCCGCTGTTCCCGGAGCGTGAGATGCAGGGGTACCACTGCTCAGCGCTCTACAGCCCGCTGGGTTGGTTCAGCTGGACTGAAGCGGCGGTGGGCTACGAGAAGGCGAAGGACAACCCGGCGGAGCTGAAGCCCTGGACCAACACCGTGCTGGCGGAATGCTGGAACGACGACGGCGAAGCGCCGGATTGGGAGGCGCTTTACAACCGCCGGGAGCTCTATGAACTGGGCACGGTGCCGGACGGGGTGGTGTTCATCACCTGCGGAGCGGACGTGCAGATGGATCGCATCGAGCTGGAGGTGGTGGGCTGGGGTCCTGGGATGGAGAGCTGGAGCCTGGACTACCAGGTGCTGGCGGGCGACACGGCGCAACCGGCGGTGTGGCGCGAGCTGACCAAGTTCGTGAAGAGCGAGTTCGGCCGCGGCGATGGGCAGCGGCTGCCGATCCGGATGACGGCCATCGACTCGAACTTCAGGAGCCAGGAGGTCTACCGGTGGGTGCGCAGCCAGGCCGGCAACCGGGTGATCGCGGTCCGTGGTGTCGAAAGCCAGATGGCAATCATCGGCACACCAAGCAAGGCGGAGGTGCTGCGCAACGGCAAGCCGCTGCGTGGCGGCGTGAATATCTGGGGGGTGGGCACCAGCACGGCGAAAGGCGAGCTGTACGGCTGGCTGCGACGGGGCCTGCCCGAGGAGGGTGAGCTGCTGCCGCACGGCTGGTGCCACTTCCCGCAGCACGGAGAGGAGTATTTCAGGATGCTGTGCGCTGAGCGGCTGACGAACACGATCGACCGGCGGGGGTACACGAAGTTCGAGTGGATCAAGACCCGGCCGCGCAACGAGGCCCTCGATTGCAGGGTGTATGCCCGAGCGGTCGCGGCCCTGGTTGGCGCGGACCGGTGGAGCGATGACCGGTGGGATGAGGAGCGCAATGGCGGTGTGGAGCGTGTGGAGCAACGGCCGGCGCCAGTTCAGCAGGAAGAGGAGGCGCGGCCGGCCAGCTCCGGGAGCAGCTTCTGGGACTGAGTAGCATGGCGGCGAGGAGGTGGCCCGGATGAGCACATTCACGCAGGCGCATCTGGCGGCCATCGAGGAAGCGATCGCCGGCGGTTACCTTGAGGTGCGCTACGACGACAAGGTGGTGCGGTACCAGTCGATGAACGAGCTGTTCAGGGCGCGCAACCTCATCGCCAGCAAGCTGGCGGCGGCCACTGCCCCGGTGGTGCGGATCGACTACCCGGCCGTGGTGCGGGATTACGAATGAATCCACTCGAGCAGCTGCTGGCCGTTATCTCGCCCAGGGCGGCGTTACGGCGGCAGGCGGCGCGCATCCAGCTGGATCAGATGCGGCGGTACGACGCCGCGGCCCGGGGCCGGCGGACAGACAACTGGGTGACGCAGGGGAGCAGCGCTGATGCTGCGAGTGCGCGTGGGTTTGGGATCCAGCGCGACCGCGCGCGGGACCTGGTGCGCAACAACCCCTATGCGCGGAAGGCGGTCGAGTCGTGGGTGAGCAACCTGATCGGCGCGGGGTGGAGCTTCAAGGCGAAGCAGAGCCGGCGCAATGGACGGCAGGGCGAGCGGGTGACGGAGGTGATGCGCGGGTGGATGGCGGACCCGGTGCAGTGCGACTACCACGGGCTGCTGAACTTCGACGGCCTGATGGCGCAAGCAGTGCGCACGTGGAAGGAGTCGGGCGAGGTGCTGATCCGCGCGCGGACGCCGAGCGCGGCGACCATGCGCCGGCTGGGGCTGACGGTGCCGCTGCAACTGCAGCTGATGGAGGGCGACTTCATCGACGAGACCCACGACACGCCTGGCGTGACTGGGGAGGGATGGACGAAGCGCGGGATCGTCTACGACGCCGAGGGCCGGCGCGAGAGCTTCTGGATCTACAACTACCACCCGGGCGAGTCTGCGGTGCAGGCGACCAGCATCGTGAGCAACACGGTGCCGGCGGAGCAGATCATCCACCTGTTCACGCCAGAGCGTCCTGGGATGACGCGAGGCGTGAGCTGCCTGGCGCCGGTGATGGTGCGGCTGAAGGACCTGGGCGATCTGCTCGACGCGCGGCTGATGAAGGAGAAGGTGGCGGCCTGCCTGGCCGCTGCGGTGGTGGATCTGGATGGCACGAGCGAACAGAAGTCGACGATCGGCGATCGGATCGAACCGGGCGGGATTGTGCGGCTGGGGCCTGGCCAGGACATCAGGACGATCAACCCGCCGGCAGCGGGCGAGATCGACCGGGTGATCAAGACCTACCTGCTGGAGATCGCGGCGGGGATCGGCATTACCTACGAGGAGCTGACGGGGGATTACTCGGGCGGCAGCTTCACGCAGGGGCGGATGGGATGGATCGGCTTCCAGCGGCGGCTGATGAGCGACACCTGGCAGGTGCTGGCGCCGATGGTGTTCGACCGAATCTGGGGCTGGTGGGGCACGCGGGCCAGCTCGGTGGGAATCGCCACCGATGGGCTGAGCGCGGATTGGACGCCGCCGCGTCGTGAGCTCTACGACCCGCAGAGCGAGACAAGCAGCACGATCTCGCGCGTGCGCGCGGGCCTGCTGCCGCCGCAGGAAGCGATCCGCGCTGATGGCTACGAACCGGATGAGGTGGTGCGCCAGATCGAGGAATGGAACCAGCAGCTGGATGCAGCTGGAATCGTGCTCGACACTGATCCGCGGAAGGTGAGCGCTGCTGGCCTGACGCAGGTGAGGCCGCTGGGCTCGACGATGCCGCCGACGGGTGAACCGCCGGCGGAGGCCGAACAACCACCAGCGCCAGCAGCGCCGAGAACCCCTGCTGCTGGCTGACCCTAGAATCGAGAAGCCATAGGAGCCGACATGAGCGAAGGTCTGCTACAGACCAGGGCGATGTTCGCCCCGGAGACGATCAACGTCGAAGAGCGAACCGTTGAACTGGTGTGGAGCACCGGCGCCCAGGTGCGTCGTGCGAGCTGGGCTCGCGGCGACTACATCGAGGAGCTGAGCATGGCGCCTGGCGCTGTGCGGATGGAGCGACTGAACAAGGGAGCTCCGC